ATTGCTTGTAGTTAGATCCCAGTTCATACCGTATGCTTTGTTGCAAAGCTGACGAAACGCTTTATTTTCATTGCCCGCTACCCTATTGGACGCTTGGTATTCAGCTTTAATTAAGCCTAGATCTTTAGCTTTAAGTTTTGAGTTTATTATTGATGTGTTCATTTGGTTTACTCCCTTTGAACTTGTTTTTAGTTGTAAAAATTTACAACCGTTAAAGTAAAGTCTACATGAAGGTTCAAAGCTGGTCAAATATTATCAATAAAATATTAGAATTAGGTTTAAAATTCCTTGTAACCAACTCAAACATTTATAAGAGTTCATCTATGGAAGGGAGATTTTTTTAGCTTTAAACTTAGTTCTGATAGCGTTGAACGGTGCGGTAGGTTTAATCTAGCTTTGCGGTAGGTTTAAAAATATTATTACGTACGTATGCCGTATATTTTACCGCCGATAGACCGCCATCATTATGTAGAATGTGTATGTAGTACCCAGAGCGTTGAAATACGGTACGGAGGGGGTAGTTCTTAGAAGGGGGAGATGGTTTTAGATACACGCCGCCCCTTATAGGAGCGCTTTACTGTGCGTTCGTTGGTTATGCCTCTTGCAAATATCGCTAACTTCCCTGACATTGGAGTATCGGTGTTCCCGTCCCTACACCACTCTGTTTGTCCTGGGGCATCGCTAGACCCCCAGTAGGAGTAACCCTGCAGGTTTTGATCTTTTTGTAGTGACCTGGCTACCTGCTCCGTTACTGTGCGGTTACATTTGCCGTAAAAAAATTATATACTCATAATAAATTATGCGTCAAGGAGGAATATGACGTTAAGTAATATGCTAGCTAAGTCTAGCTCTGGTGTATCCGAGATAGAACGCAGGGTTCTTAAGGCGATACCTGAGTGGAAGCTGTGGACTAGGCAACTAAAACAGGTATATATACTATTGCCTGTATTCGGTTCTAGTCTTGACGGACTCTCAGAGATATGTGATGAGTTTGGGTGGGACATAGATAAGCTAGAAAAAAAAATTGAAAGGACTGCGTCCTTCAGCAAGAGACTAGCCGACTATAGAAATACTGGTGAGTACCCAATATTTCCTAGCAGTAAAAAATCAAGAATTAAAAAATCACATCTTGATACTGTTTATGCACATGAGTCTGCAGTCATAAGTTTTATGCACCTTGAGCGTGCAAAAGCGTCTGGTAGTGCGGGTGTTAACTTTGCACTTAAGATGATGGCACAAGGATACTTAGAGTTTATGGAGCCGATTAACAGCAGACCAGAGATTAAGTATTTTATGAATGATAAACAACAACCAGGTATGGTGCAGGACAATAGCGATACACCATCACTTGATTACTCAGCGGACGGATTACCTAACTTTGAGTAATATGTACGAAGCCTATCCCTGGCAAAAGGAGATGCATGAATCTAAAGCTAAAATTAAATTTGTACAAGCTGGAAGACGAGCAGGTAAAACTAGATCAGCTCTTCAGGAAGTATTACACGTCATCAGACAAGCCAGTATCCAACCAGTCCAGTTCCCAGGAAAAAAAGAAAAGCTAACTGCAGAACAAGCAGGTCTTGTGCCACCAATACATATATGGACAGTAGCGCCTACACGTGCGCAAATGTTACAGGTATGGAATGAGATGCAGGCATTTATTCCAAAACACATAGTTCGTAAAACAAGAACCAAAGCACAAGCTGGTGGTAGAGGCGGAGGGTTTAAACAAGACGACCTTCATGTGTGGTTAGATTTAAAAGACGAGAAAGGCAACTGGTTACCTAACAGATGGAGACAATCTGTATTTTGGGAACTAAAGTCTGCTGACAACCCAGAAGGACTTCAAACTGTAGGTCTTGATTTTCTACACATGGCGGAATCCCAAGACATCAAAGAAGCTGCGTGGAACAAGGTCAGACCTACACTTAACTCACCAGGAAGATTGGGTAGGGCTATTGTTGAGGGTGTTCCTCCAGATAGCACCCAGCATTGGTTTGCTAGGAACTACAAGATTGCAAAAGAAAACCCTTCGGATCGGCGTAGAGCTTTTCATGCATCCACCTTTGACAACCCCTACCTTACAGAAGAAGACAAATTAGAAATACAAGAAGAGAAAGCATCTTTGACTGAAGGTATATGGGATAGGTTCTATATGGCTAAGCAACCAGAAGGTGCAGGTAACTTTTTTAAAAATATATCTAAAGCATACTCCCATGGCACATACGAAATGATTGGACCAGAAGATGGAAGAAGCTATGTAGCTGGTCTTGACTTGGGAAGAAACAACGATCCTACTGTGATGATTATAAAGGACAGGGTTTCAAGGCACTCAGTCACAGCAATAGAATTAATTAAGACAGACTGGACTTTGCAAGTAGAAACAATAAAAGCTGCTGCAGAAAAATGGGGCATTGAAGAAGTATATATGGACTCTACAGGATTGGGTGGTAAGTTTGGTGAAGATGTTTTATATCGTGAACTTATGGAGTTGTCTATTCCTGTTGTTGGATACAATTTTACTCCGCAAAAAAAATATCAATTATTTTTAGATTATGCTATATCTCTTGAAAAAGAGACTGTTGCATTTCCACAGAGTTGGGTTAAACTAATAAGTCAGTTAGAAGATATTGCTCATAGGGAAACATCTAACAGAGGGCATTCTTTTTATACTGTATCTGGTGCGAATGATGACTGGGTAGATGCTGAATGTTTGGCACTTATGGCTTGTGATCCTGCCATAGAAACAGGAGAACAATTTGCCATGCCTATGTCACGAAGAGGCATAAAGCCACTTAATAATAACTACAATCAAAAGGGTGGTAGGATAATTCGCTGGAGACAGATGAGAAAAGAATTAGCTGAACAAGGATAACCTATGACAATGAATTATGGCGGTGGCGCTGGTGGTAGCGCAGACCCAAGAGAAGAAATAGCACGAGAAAGTGCAAACCCATTAGAAGAACCTTTACTATCTATTGATTGGGTAAAGTCAACACTAAATGCTAAAAGGTCTGAGTTTCAAGATTTTTTTGATAACTGTGAGGAAGCAGAAGATTTTTATTTATCAAACTTTGACTTTGATGTTCCAGAGACAGGATCTCAGGTAAGACTTGGTACAGCACACTCAACAGTCAACACATTAGTAGCACACGTAACTCCGCAGTTTTTAGATATTTCAGTTCCGCCACCAGGACCAAAAGGTCAAGCAAGAGCAGAACTACTTGAGAAGTTTTTACGTGGTGCAAATCACATGCTTGAACAATTTTCCCCAACTCGTAGAGAAACAGCAAAACACATGGCTTTATACGGGATTGCGTTTGAAAAAACAGAGTTTGCTGCAAACAGGTGGGACGATTTCCCAGAACCACCACAAGATGGTGATGATCAATCATACAGAGAACAATTACAAGATGTTTTAGACAGAAGAAATATTAACTGGCCAATAACTTCAACATGCATAAATCCAAAGATGATGGTATGGGATACCAACAATTTACAAGAACCAAGATGGGTCATGCATTTTTATGAAATTGACGCATCATGGGTAAAAGCCCATTTCCCTTCATGGGAGGGTGCTGATGAGGGTACGGTAGAGTTTGTGGAAACCTGGACTCACAGTCAAGTGTGTTACATGGCGGATGGTAAGTTTGCATTAGAGCCAAAGCGACATGGCTACAAAACATTACCATTCACTATGTATTGGCCTCATACAGGTCTAATGACTGATGGCAACGAACCTTCTACATTATACAGAGGAATACTAAGTGGTAACTTTGAAATGCTTAGAGCAGAATCAAGGTTAGCTTCTCAGTATCTTGATATTGTTGGAAATGCTGCATGGCCTACAAGAGACTTCAGAGGACCTCCAGGAATTACTGAACAGGTCATGGAGCAGTATGAAGAAACCCCTGGTGCAAAAAACTTCTTACCACAGAATGTACAGATAACGCAATCTGAGACACCTGATCCACCATCTTCAATCGTAGTTGCACAACAGATGATGCAAAATGCAATAGAAGATAATACAGCACCAGCTGTATCAAGAGGTCAAAGACCAAAAGGTGCAGCATCTGGATATCATACTGCTGTACTAGCAGGTATAGCAGCACTTAACTTTGGTGCATATATTGAAGCGGCACAACGTGGGTTACAGGATAGAAACTCAATTATGTTACATATCATAGAAAATGTAATACAAGATAAAGTTACTGTGTTTGGTAAAACAGAAACAGGTCCACTTGATGCTATACTTAGACCAAATGATATAAGAGGTCATTACATGAATATTGTTCAGTTAACACCTACATCGCCAGAAGAACAAGAAAGAAAACTTAACTTGTACAACAACTTATGGAGAACAGGATTTATTGATCAAGATTCAGCTTTGAGAAAAGCAGGTGTATCTAATGCACTTGAAGTAAGATCAAAACTATTAGCAGAACAATTCTTAAAGAGTCAACAAGTTCAACAAGTGTTACAAGGTGAAGCGGCAAGAAGGATACCTTTGTTGCAACAATTAGTTGAAGCTACTGGTGGAGCAACAGGTAGTGAAGCAAAACAGATAGCTGAAAATATACTTAATACGCAAGGACAGACGCAATTACCTAATGCAGGTAACTTTAGTTCTGTAAATCAACCACCTAGATCACCAGCTACAGAAGCAGGCAGGGTAGAAACAAATACTAGACCTGTAGTACCTGGCAGTCTTAGAGAACAAGAATTAGTTGGCAGACAAATAGCCTCTCCTAGAACTGGTAACAGGAGAGTACCAACAGCTGATTTACCACCAGGACTAGGAAGATAAAATGGCAAAAAAGAAAGACAGTTCAATAGAGTTAGCATTTAACGAATTTGATACAGTAATAAATAACTTTTTTAAAGAAGCTACTGCAAGCTTAGAAGATTTAGATAAGCCTGCAGATCCAAAACAAAAAAAACAAACTACACAAACAAGGTTGCCGAAGATCAGCAACCCATTTAATATAAGATAATGGCAAGATTTTTAGTTACATATACAGACGGAACACAATATCCACTTGAAGCAAATACTCCTGTTGAAGCAGCAAGGCTTGCAAATAACTTAGCAGAAGAAGCAAATCTATCTGTGCAAAGAATAAATAATGTTGTACAAAGTCCTGTGGAGCCAGGTAGTCCAATTACAGAACAAACAGTTGGCGATATTATATCTATTGGTGAAAATCCTTTTGGTTCACAGCTAACAACAGCAGAAAGAGGAGAAAATGTTTTAACACAAGGCACACCAATCCCTGCTGGATTTGGAGGTGTTGGTGCGCAAAACCCATTAGAAATAGGATCAACGGTACAAGTGTTATCTGAAGAGCAAAGAACTGAAGAATATTTAAGAACTAGAAGGCAAGTTCAAGATCCACAGTTTTCTGAATTTTTAAGAGAACGGGTTGATGGTCCTATGTTTAGAACATTAGAAGCAACATTTAAATCACCAGATGGTACAACATATAGAAGATATACATATGAGTACACACTTAAATCAGGTTTTTTTGGTGAACCATCAGGTGGAGCAGATAGGACAGAAACTTTATTGTTTCTTGTAAATGCTGATGCATTAGGTGCAACAGGAACTGCAGAACAGAACGAAACATTGATGGCATTTGATTTTCTATATGAACTTGAAAGAGACGAAAATAATGTTGTAAGAAGACAGTTAAGAGAGTCATATCCAAACCTTACAAGTTTAAGACCAGAAGACTTTGAAGTATTTAATGTAAAAAATCCATCTGCAAACAGACCTTTATATGATGCAGTAAATAGAGAAAACGACAATGCTAATGCAGATATACCGATTTGGCTTGAAAGAACATTTGAGCTTAATGGTACACGATTTGTAAAAACAGATGACGATAATTATACAATTAGAGGTATAGATCAAGGTACGCCTGACCAAACAATTATTGATCCAAGAACTGGACAAACACAACAAGTGGGGCCAGTTGAAACAGATGATCCAGATGATCCAGATGGTTCAGATAGTCTAGGTGGTCCAAGTGGTTCAGCACCTGTGCTTGAAACCATTAATGGCACAAAAGTTGTTGGATTATTTCCTGCAACAGATTATCCGCAAGCAAGTTTAGAAAACTTTTTAACTCAAGCAGGTTTTGTATTGCCTACAGATACTGAAGGCAGACCAATACCTATTGATACATTTTCCTCATTACCAGGATTTCCAGCTGAATTACTAGCACCTGAAAGTTTATTTATTAGAGTTGTTGAAGAGCAGGATGTTCTAGATGATGATGGAAATAAAATTGGTGTTCAACAGTTTGATAGATTTGTACCTAACCCAGCTATTGAAGCCGCACTACAATTATATGGTCAAGAGATTGGTTTAAGAAGTAATCTATCAGGTGATGCAAATGATCTTGTGCAAGCACAGATATCAGCAACTGGTGGAGTATTACCAGGACCTGCTTCAGGATTAACTAATGCTGATTTTAATGCACTTGCTACTAATTTAAGAACAATATCTGCGACAGGCGGAAGACTTACAGCTGATTTACAAACTAAAGATGGAAGAACACAATTAGTTGAAAGCTTGTCTCCCCTAGCAAAACAAGATTTGACTGCAGAAGTATTAAGGCAGACTGGTGGTAGAGTTGGTGGATACTTTGATGCAAATGGTGATTTTGTAGAAGGTATTACATTTGATCAATTTATTGAAGATCAAAGACAAGAAGCTAACAGACAACAAGTAAGAGATCTTGAAAGAATACAAGCACAAAATGCACCACAGTTTTTTTCTAGTAGATTAAATGCACAACAAGCAGAAGGTTCAAGAAGAAGAGGGCTTCTTCAAGATATTACACAAATATATCAGAACCCTGCACAGCTTGCTGCAATAGTACAAGCTGGTGGTGGTCCATTACTTCAGTTACAACAAGAGCTTGCAACATCACCAGGGTTGCCTATGTCACCAGGTATGCAACAACCACAATCACCTGTTTCACAGCAAACACCAACTATTGGTACAGCAGGCACATATTTAGATCCAAACTTTGAGCCACCAAGCGGATTAACACTTGATGAGTTTATTGCAACACTTTCTCCTGAGCAGAGAATAACACAACCAATGAATCAGCAAAGTACACCATTACAACCTACAGGAACTGCTCCTATAGCACCACCTGAAGTAAATGTTGGATTACCTTTGGTTCAAGGATATAACCCTACTGCGACTGAAGCAGACTTTGCAAATCTTAACCCAATACAAAGACAGCAAGCATTAGGCTCTGCTGCAGTATTTGGCAAAACCCCTGAAGAGGTACAAGATGATTTGGCATCATTTACACCAGGAGAACAAAGATCTCCACTATATGGTGTAGGTGGTACAGTTGTAACTACAAGGAGATAAAATGGTATCAGGTCCTAGTGGTCCACAATTTAATCAAGCGAATATGCTTAGGCTACTTAAAGCTAGAGAAGCAAAGAAGTTAGCTGAAGAAGCACAAGTTATGGCAGATGAGCAGAAACAACAGATAACGGCTCCATCAGCGGATATTGTAGAAAGAGCAAAACAAGCTACGCAAGCAGGTACCGAACCAACACCATTAGATAATCCTAATTTTTTTGCAAGACTAGGTACCAATACACTTGATGCAATTTCTGCACCAGGTGAAGTAGGTGCTGGGTTGGCTTTTGATTTATTTAGTGGAGATTTTTCAAAAAGAAGAAGACAATTACAAAACGAAACTCCTGAAAAAGGTTTGTTTGATTACTTTGGTTCTGTAAGAAAAGCGTACCAAGAAAAAGAATTACCGCTTAAATATGCACTTCCATTAGAAATAGCCTTAGATCCTCTTACATACATACCTGTAGCTGGTGCTGTTAACGTAGGTAGAAGATTGATACAAGGTGGTGCTAAAGTTGCTAAAGTTGCTAAAGTACCAAAGCTTCAATCAACTATGGATTTTAATCAAGTAATTAAAGTTGCTGATGACCAGATAGAAAGAACTGCAAAAATTGGAACTAACGAAGAAGTATATAAAGGTGGAGTAATATCAAAAACTTTAGAAACCTTAAAAGGTAGAGGTTTTAAACTTAATTTAAAAAACAATGTAGACAGAGCTTTATTTAAACATATCAACATTGGATCAAAAATAAATTCAATGGCTTCTGCAAATGCAGCAAAAGTAAATAGTGTAAAAATTTGGAATAAAGATTTTATAAATAAAAATGGAATAATAGCAAATACAGGCATTGATGGCGTAGATGGTAAGCAAATGTATGAAGCTTTAGAAGATGTTTTTGATGTTGGAAAATTTACAAAGAAAAAAGATGTTGTTGATTATGATGATATTGCTAAACAAATAGATAGAGATGAAAATCAAACATGGCTTAACTTAATTGCTAGTAAAGAAGGATTAGATAAAGTCAAAGATGCTTTAGTTGACAATAAAATATTTTCTAATGGTACATATAAAGGCAAAATTAATGATAATCATATTAGGAGTCTTGGGCAATATTTATATGGATTTACTGATCTTGCAAAACAAGCAATAGCAAAAGGCGTTGATTTAAAACTAATTACAGGAACAGCATATGTAAGCAGAAGAGTTTTATCAAGAAACGTAGATCAAATTATAAATCAAAAGTCAACAAAATTAGGTCAAGAAGGTGCATCTCAACAAGCAAGAAAAATTAGAAGAGAAGATTTTACACCTAATGAATACACAGAGCAATTACTTGCTATGGCAAAAGGTGATCAGACTAAATATTTAACAGATTTATCTGATGTATATGCAGCATATTCAAGAGATTTATATAGCTCTATGAATGATAATGTTTTAAGGAGAAGATTAGATACTCTTGCTATGAATCCTAACTCAGGGATTGGTTTTGATGTTGGTGTAAAATTACCTCAACTAAATAAAGTAATTCAAAATATAGCAGATAATAAATTTGTAATAACTAATAAAAATATTAAAAAATTAAAATCATTAGGTTTTCAGAATTTAGTTGAAGCAGCAGGAGATAGTAAAAATTTTAAAAAATTAATACAAGCTAAAAAAGCTTTAGAAGCAAAAGACATAGAAAAAGGTACTTCAGCATACGCTTTTCGTATGAAGCATGGTAGAGAGTTGCCAGCTAATTTTAAAAACTTTTTCTTTACTGGGGCAAATGCAGAGCAACTTGCAAAAAGAGCAAGAGATCTTACTGGTTTTAGAGATGATAATTTATTTACAGAAATGGCAGGAAAGTTTGAAGTTGTTGGAAATGCTTTAAGAACTTTAAAAACTGGTTTTGACTTTGGATTTTCTTTGCTTCAAGGTTTGCCTACACTAGCAAGAGGATTTCTTGGTGATGTTAATGCATTTAAAACATGGGCTAAATCTGTAGAAAATGGAGCTAAAGTAATGTTTAGTCCACAAGCTGTAGATCAATTTATGTCAGAAATGCGTGATGTAATTGTAAAGACAGTAGATGGAGATGACATAAGCTTGCTAGATGAATATGTAGCTATGGGTGGTGAGCTTGGAGAATATGCAACTGATATATACAGAGGTGGTTCATCTATTACAAGAGGTTTGGGTAGATTTGGAAAAGCAGGAAATGCTGCAGGTAAAGCTTTTCAAGCAACCTTAACTCCATTTGAAAGAAGCTTTCAGTTTTCTTCTGACACATTAAGACTTAAAGGTTACCAGTACATGAGAAATACATTATTTAAAAATGCACCTGATGGCGAAAAAGCTGAAGCCTTGAAAGGATATGTACAGTTTTTAAATAAATCTACAGGAGCATTAAACCCTGCTGCTTCTGGAATACCAATGAGTCAACAAGCGATAGAAAGAGCATTTATTTTCTTTTCACCTAGATATACAAGAGCTAGTTTTTCACTTATAGCAGATGTGTTAAGAGGTGGAGTGCAAGGTGCTGAGGCAAGAAAAACTTTAGCAGGTATGGCAGGTTTTGGCATACTGCATTATTCTGCTATAGCAAGTGCTGCTGGTCAAGAACTCCATCTTGACCCAAGAGATAGTAAATTTTTAACAATAGAAGTAAACGGCAATAGAGTTGGCATTGGATCTTTTTGGACAAGTTTTGCTAGATTTGTTACAAAATCTGTTGATTATTTTGATCCTTTTGATGGTGAAAAAACTATTAGAGAAGAACAAGAAGATAACCCAATATTTAATTATTTTAAAGGACGAACATCTATTGTTTCAGGATTAGTTTATGAATTAGCTACAGGAGCTGATTTTCTTGGTAGAGATATTGAGTTTGGAACAGACTGGGCAAAACACATTGGTACTTCAGCATTACCACTTACATTAGAATCAACTTTGATGGAAGGTGGTGATTTTAAATCAAGAGCTACAAGACTTGTTTCTGGTTTCTTTGGTACTAGAGAAAGACCTCTTAGTGTGTGGGAACAAAGAAATAATATGAGAGACGACTTATCTGCAGACCAGTATGGTAAAAAATATGAAGATTTAAATGGATTTCAAAGAAAACAATTAGATCTTGATAACCCACAACTTGAAGCAATTAATGCAGAAGCAAGAGCATTGTCAGCTGAAATGGGTGATGACTTTGATGCAAAGGTTACTAACTATTACACAGAAAGAAATGCAATACAACAAGACTATGAAAACAATTTAGCTATAAGTGAACTACAAGGTTATTACCTTGGATTTAGACCAAGTGATTTTAGAGATTTAATTTTAAAACCTGAAAATAGAACAAAACAAACTAAGTATGAAATTTTGCAAAAAAAACTTGAACCTGGTGCAGAGTTTGAGCAGGTGCAAAGATATTTTGATGAGATGGGCAAAACATTTAGCGATAAAGCACAGATTGAAGATATTGCATACCAAGATTATATTGAGACTGTAATTAATGGTGATTGGGATAGTGTAAGAGGATATAACTGGCAAGATAGAGAACAAGCAGAAAAAGATTTTAGAATTAAATGGGGATCAGAATATTTTGATTATGTGCAACAAAGATTAAAACAAGGTAAAGAGTTACCAGGACTTGCAGGTGAATTTGTTGAAATGCGTGAAGAATATGGTTATTTTTGGAAATCTATTGAACAAGCTGTAATACAAAGCAGGGATAATCCAGAAGCTGCGCAAGTTTTAAGAAGTCAATGGTTAAGAGGTACTGATGCAGAAAGAGAAGCATTAGAAGACATAGAAGAGTTAAAACAAATTAATAAACTTATATCTGCATCAAAGGTTCAGCTTAGAAAACTTGATCCTGGCTTAGATGGATTTTTATTTAGATGGGGTTACACTTCATCACTTGTACATGCTGATAATAAAAACCTAGAAGACTTCTATAATAGATACGATAGAATAGAAGCAGCTGTCTATAAAAACGGCGGACCTGTTGACTTTGCACAGGTATAGATGTTATTTTAATAAAAAACGCATGTCTATGCGGAATTGAAAGGGTTACGGCTCATGATAGACGATAAGGAAGTTAAGGCTTCAGAACAACAAGAAGAAACTGTTACGGCAGAAGAACAGCAGATAGCTGAAAAAGTAAATGATGCTGCACAGACACCAGTAGAAGCTCAAGGGCAACAACAAGAAGTCAAAGCAGATGAATCTCTTACAACTGAAAAGATTGCAGAACTTACTGCTAAAGCTGCGGCAGACGCAAGTAAAGAAGCATTAAATTCTTTTCAAGGTAAATTTGCTAATTACACAGCAAGTCAACAGAAAGAGATACAGGAGATGATCGATAAAAGGTTAGAACCTGTACTAAGGTTTACTGAGGGTGTGGAAAAGGCTCAAGTAGAACAGCTTGAACCTGAACAACAGGTAGAATATTACAAGCAAAAGCTAAATGAAAAGAATGAAGCTCCTCCAAAAGAAGAGCCAAAAGCTAACAATGCTGAGCTTGAATTACTAGCGGAGACCACAAGGCAAATGATTCAAGAGGCAGGATTGTCTGTTGCTGAAAATGATCAGCAAGTATGGCAAGGTTGGACTCAAGATATGTCAACTGCGCAACTTATTAATCTTGCGCAAAGAAATATCAACAAGATGAAAACGCCTAAGGAAACTCCAAAAGCTGTAGCTCCTGAGCCAGAACCGCAAACTCAAGCGCCACCAAGTACAGCAGGCGCACCTAAAGTTGGTGCAGCAGGCAGGGTTTCTACTATATCCGATCTTTCTCAACTAATGGCAGATGGCCAAATAGATGCTACACAGTATCGTGCAGCGAAGAAAGAAATTAAAAATAAAGGTTATTACAACCTATAAAAAAGGATAAAAAATTATGGCAACAGGATTGACATTATCGTCAAGTTCTAATTTGTCTAGCGTGTCGTCAACAGTTATTGCTTCTGCAATATCACAGATTGAGCCTGCTGGTCCTACAAACCAGTTGGTAAGCAGATACGATATTCCTCAAGGCGCAAAGCAAGTTGATATTCCTATTTGGGGTAGAAACAATGCTGCAGCTCTTACAGAGGGTGTCGATATCGCTACACCACAACAACTATCAGTAACCATCAAGAGCGTAACTAGCTCAGAGCATGGTATTTTGGTATTTGTTTCTGACAGATTAACAAGACAAAACAACGAAGATATATTGTCACACGTAGGTGACGTACAAGGTGCAGCTTTAGGTAGATTACTTGAAGATGACTTGGTACAGTTATTCCCAGGTTTTGACAATCAAATTGGTTCTGCAGGTAATGCTTTAACATTAAGGCAAATTGCTGGTGCAGTATCATTCTTAAAAACAGATAACAGCGCAGATGTTGGTATCGCTCCAGGACAACCTAATGGTGTATTCCACCCTGAACAAATCAGAAGATTTGCACAAGAGGTTACATCTATTCAAGCAGGTGGTTCTGGTGGTATGGCAGCTCAACCAATTCCACAAGGTATTACAGAAGATGTAATAACAAATTACTTTAGAGGAAACGAAAGGTTCTTTGGTGTTCCAATCTTTGAATCTGGTGTTATTGGTAGAGACAGCGGTGACGATGCTAAAGGTGCAATTTTCGTAAGAGAAGCTCTTGCACTTGGTATGGCTCACGAAATGGAAGCTGAAGAAGAAAGAGACGCATCTCTAAGAGGTACTGAAATGGTTATGGTTGGTGAATGGGGTGAAATTGAAGTATCTGGTGTATGGGGTGTTGAAATGGTCGGTGATGCAGTAGGACTGCAATCATCTAACTAATAAGCTATGACTACTGAACAAAATTTTTACGTTAAAACACTTAAACCAGATGATGACAGAGTAACAATTTACAAAGCAACTTCTGGAGATGAATTTAAAGTGAGACCAGATATGGTTAATCATTATTTATCTAAAGTAAAAAAACGAACAAAATTTGTCGGTGGTTCATTGCAAACTTACGGAGACTATATACCAGTCTTTGTAAGAACTAAAGAAGAAATTATTGGTTCTCCGTCTTCCAGCGTGGTTGAAAGGGTTGCTCCTTCCAATCAAGTTAAAGCTGGGAAACGAAGAAGAGGTAGGAGAGGTAAGAAGAAATGACTACCATAACAAATAGATGGAAATCTATTATTGCAGAAATCAAGTTAGATAGACGTTGGGAAGAAGTTCTTGAAGATTATCTGAAAGAACAGAAACTTGACAGTTTACCTGAACCTGAATGGTCTGATGATCCTACCATGGCTTTTGTACATCTTCCTAAATTATCTCTAGAAAAAGGAGATACAAAACTGGAAAGAATAAAAGCCAGGATGTTTCCAGAAAGCATCGTTGGGTATCTTAAGAAAGGCGGACTGATGAAGCTCCCTGCAAAGGTAGAAGCATCTCAGAGATCGCAAGAAGAAGAGCAGCTCCCCAAGATGGAAACGGAGAAACCAAAACCTCAAAAAATTAAATTACCAAAAATAGGAGAATAAATCATGTCACAAGGCACGAAATACAATTCAGCAGAAGTACAGTCAGGCACACCAAGTTTGACTGCAACATCTGCAAAGTATCAGTTTATTGATCCAGCAGGAGGAAATAAAAATTGTGATCTTCCTGACTTAAGAGATCATACTAATGATGCGACTTCTGGTACGGGTACAGTTGGTACAGATCTTTATGCAGATCACAGTTCTGGAAGTTTTGTAATTAGCAATACAGCTGACGCTTCAGAAATAATTACAATTAGAGGATGGAATGGTTCTAGCACAACTGGAACTATCTGTACTCCAACACAAAATGAAACTGCCATTTTAACATGGACAGGTTCAACTAATGGTTGGATCGGAATCGCTGGTTCTGACGCATAAACAAATGAATAGTTGATAGGGTGAGGTTTAAACAATAACTAGATTATTTAATTTAGAACTTCCTCACCTTATCTAAAGGAGAGAAGATGGCATTTGGACATCAAAAATTAACTGTATCTACTGCTACAGGGCTTACAGTACCAACAGATGTAAACTATGCAATAATGTCGGTTGAAACTGGAGCTATGAGAGTGAGAGTAGATGGCACAAACCCTACTGACGCAATCGGGTTTCTTGTAAGTGCTGGTCAAGAACTTAAAGTTTTTGGAGAAGATCAACTTAAAAATCTTAAAATGATTAGGGTAACATCTGATAGTGCAGTTTTAAATATACAATATGGACTAACAAGTCACGATATTGACCACAGAATAGACATCAATGGGTAAGTATACTAAGTCTAACAAAAACAATATTTTTAGAGATAAACCTGAGATTACTGTTTCAGAACATGAAGTAGTAAAGAATGGTAGAAAACTTAAGATGGTCATACCTGAAGGTAAGATTGGTTATGGAGATGTTGAATCACATGCACAGATGGCAGGTGACTTAGCAACAAAACATAGCGATGATACTAAAGCAGGTCAAAAGGCATACGAAGAGGTTAGAAAACACAGAGATACAGAGAAAGGGTCTACTGTCTATGAGAACCGATTACGTATGGCGGAGCGTAAAATGCGAAGCAGAATGTCAATGATGAATATGTTTAACATTGTTGACCCTGCAACTGGCAAAGTAGTTGCTCAAGATATTTTATTTATGAAAACAGAAAAGAGTGGACTACAAAGACCACTTAAAATTAGAGTTGACCTAGAAACAGGCAAAACAACGGAGATACCAGTATAGTGGCAACAACTTCATTAAATACAATGCTACCTGCATTTGGTAGAACTATTGGTGCATTTATAGGATCATTTACAACTACAACTGCTATTGCAGCAAACACATCAGTTGTCTCAACAGAGCTTACAGACTCTGGATTTAATAATGATGATTCACTTAATGACACGTTTATTAAGATTACAAGTGCTAATAATCATGATACTGTAAGGCGTGTAACAGACTATACAGCTAGTTCTGGAACAATTACTGTATCAGGTACTGCTTTAACATCAGATAGTAGCACACAAGCTACATTTGAGCTTTACAGATATGATCCTGATCAGTTACGTGACACATTAAATGACGCAAGACTACAATCATTTCCAAGACTATATCAAGAAATACTAGATAGAACTACAACTGGTGCAGTAAATGTACCAAGGTATCCAAGACCATCTACTATACCTCAAAACTTTGTAAGACAAATATATGAAGAAACAAGAATAGAAGTTAAAACATTTGCTAATAATTTAGTGTCTACTCTTAATTGTGATTTTGAAAACTCAACTATAAGCACAGACTGGGCTACGTCAAATATTACTTTGGTAGCAGAATCAGACACAACAACACCAGATAACTGGGTTGTTTTTGAAGGAAGTCAATCTGGTAAATGTACAGTTGCTGCATCAAATGTAGGAACTTTATTGCAAACAGTACCATCAAGCACTAACTATGTTGGTGAAGAAATAAATATGGGTATCTGGGTATATAGTAAAACAGCATCAAGAATATCTGCAGCTATACAGCTTGATAGTGGTACAGTATCTACAAGTTCCGCAACACATAGCGGTAATGGTTGGGAAAGACTTACACACTCCCTGGTAGCTGACGGTGTTAGCAGTACAATTAAGTGTGGTGTTCAGGTAAGTAGTGGTACTGCATTTGTATTTTATGCAGATCAGCTTCTTGTAACAGCAGGATTTACAAATATACCTCAGATTCTTGGTAATAGAATTACTACATGGAGAGAAGAAGGCAATGATATTGTTTTATTGCAAGGAGCAGTTGGTGACAGGAATATACTTGTAAGAGGCATGGGACACTTGTCACCTGTATCTTCTGGTTCAGATACTATGGAAATAGATGAAAGGCAAGCAAGGTATTTATATCATGTTGCCGCATCATTGTGGTTCCAACAAGATATTGATCAGTTAGATGTATCTGATTTAAATGCTGCACAAAGAAGATATACACATTTTGCTAATTTAGTTGCACAGAATCATGGTGCAATGGCACCAATTACGTTATACAAAGGTGTTGTATAGTGGCTACGTCTCCTTATAGTTCAGATATAGTTCTTAGTAAAACAGATGGTTCTACTAATAAAATTGGTTTAAAGTTATTTAGAGACGCACCTAATGTGCCTGGCGGATGGAGAATAGATCATGTATCTCCTGCACCACCAAGGCAAGCGTCTGACTCTGCAAACTATCAACAACAATCACCTGACATTGGTTTAGTATTAGATCAGGACTCATGGCACAGAGGCTTTGGGCTATCAACATTTTCTAGATTTGGTACAGCTACTGAATCAAACAGAGCAAGAGCAAGATATGGTTATTCTGATGGAGTTCTTGGTATGTTTAGAAACGAACTTGTGCTTGGATATTTACAGGATGAAACTGATGTACTTATAAGAAATGGTAGGTTTGAACAGCTTGCAAGTGATAGTTCTTTTGATTTAACAGACTACGATACAAATAATGCATCCCTTGCATCTCAAACAACTTATGTAAAAAATGGTAACCGTGGTGGACAAATAACAGCAACATCAAATGGTGGATATATAGAACAAACTATTAACAGTCCAACTTTATTTCAAAGCAAAAAAGTATTTGCTCATGTATATCTTAGAAGAATATCAGGATCAGGTAATGCAAAGATACAGATTGTAGACTCTGCAGCTACAGCATCAGGTGATGAAATTACAGAGACATCAGCATTTACTGCATCACAAACAAGTATTACTGTTGACGGAAGCGCATCAAGTCTTAAGGTAAGAATAACTTTGTCTACAAGTGGAGATGTTTTTGCTATTGATGATTTAGCATTCTTTCCTGAAGGCGGTGCAACTTGGACTGAACCGCAAGAATTTGCTGATAATATTTATGCGGCTTGTGGCAGAGCAATTTATAAGTGGGATGATGGTAATGAAATATGGAACGCAGTTTATATAGATAGTGCCTACACAATTACAGATTTAATTAGTTTTGATGGTGCATTGTATGCTGGCAGAGGTACAAGTGCAAACTATTTAAGAAGCACTAATGGAACAACATGGGCAAACCCTTCTACAAATACTGGTAATAATAGATTTGCTGAGTTTTTTACAAGAGCAAGAAACGCAAGTGGAGACTTTGCATTATTTAAAAGTAGGACTAATCAAATATCTATATCTACAGACCCTAGCGACACAGCTAATTTTGGTAGCGAAATACAATGTGGTGATAGTGACAGAGACATTACTAATTTATTTTCTGCTAACGATAGGTTGTATGTTGGTAGAGAAGATGGCTTATTTCAATATTCAAGAAGCACAAACAAATTTTTAGATTTACAACCTGAAGCAAACTTGTTTCCTGATGATGCAAACTTTAAAGCTGCACAAGGAAGGTCAGGCGCAATATTTGCAGGTGGTGGTGACCAAGCATTTTTTAGAATAGATGTAGGTAACTTTGATGGTGCTTATGTCTTTACAGATTTATCATATATTTTTAAGGCTCCTGCATTTAGAGGATTTGGAGGTCGTGTAACTGCACTAACACAAGACAGGAATAATCTGTTTGTCGCACTAGCAGATGATTTAGCGTCTGAGAGTTCAGGTTTCCCATACACTTTTCCGTACTCTTTTTCAGGAGCCAACGTATCTAGAACAATTAAATTGTTGTCTGTACGTACACAACAAGAAGAACCTGGCAGTCCATCAGAAGATGTGCCTCATACACTAGCTAGTTTTGAGGTATCTGATATTAATGCTATGGGTAAATTTAAAGGATCAGAAAGAACAAGTTTGTTTTGTTTAGGTAATTTAATTAATGATGACTCATCTGATAGCAATAACAACAAAGAGCCTAGAGCTTTTAGAATAAGAATGCCTATAAGAAACGAAAACCCTGCATTAAACTCTGTTATTGAACACAGACTTACTGGAGAGTTTTATACACCTTATGTTAACTTTAACTATCCTGATATAAACAAATCAGCAATCAAGCTAACTTTAACTGGTCAAAATTTATCATCAAGTAAAAATGTGCAAATATTTTATAAAGTAGATGATGATACAGATAACGACAATATAGGTTGGAATACGTTTGGCACAGGTACATTTACATCAAGTGGTCAAACTATAGCTGGTGATTTTTCATCTGCACTTATTAACTTTGACCGTATTAGATTTAAACTAATATTTACTACAGATGACATAGCAGTATCTCCTAGAATAAACTCACTTGTATTTCATGCGGCATGGAATCCTATTGATTATAGAAGATGGACTGCTGTGATAAAAATGTCTGACAAAAGATCTTTACAACTACGAAGAGTAAGAAATACTGGTGTACTATCAACAGATATAGGTACATTAGAAACATTAAGAAAAGAACCGTTTGTACAACTGCAAGATCCAGATGGTACAACGCATTTTGTAAATTTAAAATATAGCGATGCATTAACATCATCAAGAGTTTACGCAACACGTGGGGTTGCACCAGACCAAACAAGATTGTTAACATTAGAAATGACGGAGGTCAAAACATCATGAGCAATGAGTTTCAACATAAATCGGTAGGAAGTCAGATGACTCAGACCGAGTACGAGCATACTGACGGAACAGGACATATATTTGATAGCCAAGCTACAGGAGATATACCTTATGCTGATTCTTCTACAGTTTTAAAAAGACTTGGTATAGGTAGCACAGGGCAAGTGTTAGAAGTAAGTAGTGGTAAACCAGCATGGACAAATACTATTTATAATACTGGATTAATTTTAGGTTATGGTGCATCTGATGCCACGATTAACTTTGCTACTGATAATAATATTATTTTTAAAATTGATAATGCTGGTCAAATAAAACTTACTGATGGTGCATTATTACCTGTAACAGATGATGATGTTGACCTCGGATCATCTTCTTTACAATTTAAAGATGGTTTCTTTGATGGAACACTAGAAGCTGATGCAATTACAGTTGGTGGCACAGCAGTATTAACTGGTGGTGCTGTAACATCTATAACAGCTATAACACATAACAGTCTTGTTATAGGTAGGGATGCTGACAACGATATAGATTTTGGTACAGATAACAATATTATTTTTAGAGCAGGTGCGGATGATCAAATCAAGTTAATTGATGGAGCTTTAGCACCAGTCACAGACAACGATGTTGACCTAGGTACAAGCTCACTTGAATTTAAAGACGCTTACTTTGATGGCACAGTTACTACAGATGCTTTAGCAATGGCTACAAATACTTCAGGTAACTTACTTATTGGTACTGGTAGTGCATTTGCATCAACAGCAGTTACAGATTTATCTGCTATAACAAACATTGATAATACTGATACATTTTTAGCAATAGATGCAACTGACGGTGCATTAAAAAAAGTTGCTAGAAGCGTAGTTGTGTCAGGTCTTGCAACATCAGGTGCAATATCAAATGTAGCAGATGATAGTGATCCACATCTTGGTGGTAATTTAGATGTGCAAACTAACTCAATTATTACTGATGCAAGTAATAGAAATATAAAATTAGCACCACATGGTACAGGTAAAGTTGAGATACAAGGTAACACAACAGGTGGTAACAACCCAGGTACTATTATTTTAAATTGTGAAGCGAATACGCATGGGCAAACGATAAAAGCACAAGCACATAGTGAAGGTGTAACTAACACTCTAACACTACCAGCAGGTGGTAACGGAGAACTTGTAAGCACAGTTGCTACACAGACACTTACTAACAAAACATTAACAACTCCTGTAATAGCAGAGATTGATTCTCTTGGATCAGGTAGTATTACTCTTGATGCTGAAGCAAACATAGAACTAAACGCAGATGGTGGAACAATTACATTTGCAGATGCAGGTGCATCACTAGGAACTATTACATCATCTGGGTACTCTGGTAATTCAGCAACAGCTACTAATGCTACTAATTCATCTCATGTTCTGGTTACAGATAATGAAAGCACAGATGAAAATAACTTAATTACTTTTGTTGAAGATGGTACAAGTTCTACTGGTAATGTAGGGTTAGAAATGGATGGCAATTTAACATATAACCCAAGCACAGGCACAGTAACTGCTACAGCTTTTGCTGGAGCGTTAACTGGTAACGTAACTGGTAACGTAAGTGGTACAGCAGCTACAGTAACTACAGGAGTTCAAAGCAACATTACTAGAACTGGGACGCTTGACACGCTTACAGTTGATAATGTAATTACAAATGGCACAACTATTGGTCATACTGATGATACAGACCTACTTACATTAGCAGATGGTTCTTTAACTCTTGCAGGTGATTTAACACTTGGTGATGATAAGACAGTAACACTTGGTAATGAAGGTCAGATTGTATTAGGTGATAACACACCAGCTAATGGTAAAGGTACAGGTTTAGTTATAAAAGGCACATTAAAGAGTGGTGTAACAGCAGGAATGGTTGTTTATTTACATTCAGATGGAGAATATGAACACGCAGATAATGATTCAGAAGCTCACATGCCAGCAGTAGGTGTGGCTCTTGAAGATGCAGGTAGTAATAAAAAAATATTAATATATGGTATATACAATGACACAGCACTAAGCCTGACACAAGGTGAAGAATTATATGTAACTGATGATGGTGCTGTAAGTCATACAGTTCCAGGTTCAGGGCATTTTTTACAACGAGTAGGTGTAGCATTAACAACTACAAGCGTATTGTTTATGCCAAGCCTTGATGTTATAGAACACGCATAATGGCTAATGAAATATCAAAATTAAATGGAATAGCAATAACAAGTATTACAGATGTAAATAGTATTACTGATGGGAACTTGTCTAAATTAAATGGAAAAGAGTTTACTGGTTCGTTTTCAGCAGCTTATTCTAATACATCAATAGGTTCTGCTACAACAGCAGCTAGAATTTATGATGATGAAAGAGGGGTTGGTTCTTACACTACATACGACCCTAATACAGACCAACATATACATGTTTATGGGGATGGTGGCAATAGTTACTATGGCACAATAGATTGCATAATAAAGACTGCAAGTACATATTACAGAGGTACTCCTTATGTATATCATAGTGGTGGTACTACTATTTTTAACATGGCTCTTTATGATGCTACTAAATCAAGACTTGTATTTGGGTTTGAAGCATGGAGTGGAAGTTATTATCAACCATGGATTGGTACTGCAAATGTCGGTGCAAAACAAAGTTCTACAAATCCTTACGACTTTGCTTCAGGTGATTTCACAGAAACTGATAGTAGTACAAGCACAATATATAATGTAAAAGTAGCAGATGGAACTACAAGCCATATCAGGCAAATGTGTTCAAATTTTATGAGTTATAACCCAACATACGATGTTTATATGTTTACTTACAATACAGAAAGTGGTGGCAGTAAAGGTTATGTAAAAGCATATTATTGTAATAGTGATGGAAGTTTAACTGCTGGTTCTGAAGTAGAATTTCAAGCTGGTCATCACGATAGAATGTCTTTATCAGTTTATGATGCAAATATATCAAGAACTGTTTTAATGTATAACACATCTTCATCAGCAGGTAAGATAAGAGTTGTTAAACATACTGGTACA